TTTTTTATTTTATATATTTATAATTTACAATACTGATACAAATCTTGTAATACATATTTTTCTAACATCTTCTTCTGTGAATTCCCCGGGATTGTTTCTGACAATAAATCTTCCTTTAACTATCTTTGGTGCGTATTTCAAAGAATATAAATTATTATTTTCGCAAGAAAACCAATCACCAACATATTCTGGGCAGCCTTTTAGTGTTTCTAATTTATTATCTTGAATCCAAAAACACTCTGAGACTTTTCTAAACTGAATGAAATCAGGTAAACTCTTTAATTCTTTTAAAGCTCCTTCATTTAAAAATACATTTCCTTCTACATCTATCGTTAAATCATCGTTTATGATGTAATTGAGGATTTCATATTGTTCAAGCCATTTTTTAATTAAATGTTTTTGTCCAATGCCTAAATCTGAAATCGGATTTGAATCTTGAGTAAATTTTTCATATATGAAACAAGCTCTCATTATATGCTTATCATTACGTTAGTTGAAAGTATCGAACTTTTTGCAGCTTCCACAATACCCATATTTACTCCCGGTGTAGCGGGTAACTTACTATCAAGAGCCGTTGCAAGTGTTGATAATAATGCGATAAGAGATTCTCCACCTACAGCCATTTGATAAGGGCCCTTACCGACTTTAGTTATTTGTGCGCCATTAACTACGACTTCATCAGCTGTCACTTCAGCTCTTGCACCAGCAGCTATGTTCACTTCATTTTTTGTTGTGACATTAATCACGTCTCCATCCATCTGAATAATTGCATCACCGTTTGGAGTTGATAACGTGACTAATGTGTCTGGTGTTATTTGAAAATATGATTCTCGATAATAAATTTGTATTCCTGAATTCTTTTGAAAAATGACTGTTAATTCTTCGGCTGGATCGTATAATAAAACATGAGTTCCTTCGTAATCATCTTTGATTCTTTGAATCATTTCAGTATCCATGTTCTGAATAGTTGTGTATTCGGGTGCGTATATGTCTCCGTTGTTGAATTGAACTCGTACAAAATGTCCAATCTTAGGAATTGATAAAGAACCCGCACCATTTCCCGCAAATATAGTAGAATTAATAGGAACCGCCCACGGGAGATGTTCATCTTTAATACCATCCATTAATCCCAGAACTCGTACTTTACATCTTCCTGCAAACGTAGGATCTTTAATGTTAACAACTATTCCTATCCAAGAGTTATTATCGTAGTCGTGATTTATAAAATCTATATCTGAATTATAATTAGACATTTAATTTTTTATCTTGTTTTTGTTTATACTTTTTAACTTTTTCATATGCCCATATCTTTTATAGGATCTGAGTCTTGAATAAATTTTTCGCTTAGATTTTCTTTTACATAATCTTTTTTAGCATTTAATCTTTGAAGAAAAAGATATATTTTTTTATATCCATTAATAGTGTTTTTAATTTGTTGATTCATTTGTGATGTATAATCCAATGTCATTCTAGATTTCCAATATCGAATATCATCTTTTATATCTTGTAAAGATTGAGGAATATCAAATTCATTTCGAAGAAGTATATCTATAGATTTGTTTATTCCAACGTGTGTGTAAGAATCAACTTGTGTAAAAGGATTTTCGTTATAATATCCAATTCTTTCAAGATATTTTATTAATTTGGATTTACGGTATTGTATTAATTCTTCTTTTCCTATACCCATATCTTTTATAGGATCTGAATCTTCTTTGAATTTTTCATTTATCCATTTTTTATATGAAGAAAATTTTGGCATTTCAGGTTTTTATTTTTCTGTTGCTTTGCTTGTAGGCGCAGCTTCAAAAATCTTTCCTACTTCGATTTTTCCAGATGTTGCTTTTGATTTTTCAACTGGAATTATATTTTTTCCAAGATTTTTATCAATTGTTTTTGTCTCATTAGTTTCTCCTGGTCCTACAAGATTTGTTGCTAGTGAATAATCTGTAATCTTTTTCCAAACTCCTTTTTCGCTTAATGCCAATTGTGCTGTTGATTGCAATATCTTTGTATCATCATCCGTTGCTTCAGATTTTGTCAATTCAGTTAAAAATGATCTCATAATACTATCTGTCTGAATTGGTTGTTCTAAACGAGATGAAGGAGCATTTCCATAAGATTCGACGACTTCATTAACTCCTTTTCGAATCATTCCTAACGCTGCAATTATATTTTTTGATTGTATTGCAGTTTTGATCTCGTTAAATGAAATTCCTAATCCTGGAATTGATGTGACCTTTGCTTTATCAACAACTTTGTTAAGAAGATTTTTTGCGTATGAGTTTCCAAAGTTGAGAGCATTTCCAACCCAAGTTTCAGGCTGCGTAGGTTTAATCTTTTTTACATCATCATCACTTGTTCCCCATTCCTTATCAGCTCCTGGGCCGCCTTGACCAAAGAGCTCTGCTGAATTTGTCGTTTCATTATAAGGTAAGCCGGGAACGTGTCCAAGATCAATTCCTTTCGGCAATCTATTTTGCGCTATCTGCAAAGATGCTGGATATAAATACTTATTTCCTGCATCATCAGATGTTGATATTTCATCTTTACTTCGATTTATTCCATTGAGCTTTCGATCAATCAAGAATTTATGTTGAAAAACGGGATAGATTTGTAGTTCTTTAATGTTGCCGACTTTAATTCCAAATTTAACAGTTCCGGGACTTGGAGAAGTAGCAACTGATAATCCATCTAAATGTGTAAATGAAATGTCATTAATGTCAAATTCACACATTTCACACTGAATTTCCCAAGTAGGCAGCACATCATCAAGAACAGACAAATATAAGGGAATTGCTTCGCGAGCTTGAAGTGCGGCCGAGACTATAGGATTACTCGTTATTACGGTTCTTGCTGCTTGAGGATTTCCGTATCCCGATATTTTTGATGAAGACGTTTGAGGTAAATGAAATGTTCGGAATTCAGCAAGATATATCTTAAGTGTAAAATATCTCATCATATCAGGGAGAATCCATCTTTGATAAACATCATCCCACGCTATTTTTTTATAAAGATTCAAGAGATAACTCATTCTTAAATCAATACCTTCAAGACATGTAATTGCTAATCTTTTATCATTTAATATTCTTTGACCCTTTGTAGGATCAACTTTTAATAAATCTGCTACACCATCAATACTTTGAAAATAATATGGAAAATTAAGTTGTAAATCATTGAATTTTCCGATGAATTCTCGTAACATAGTTGCTCTAGTAGGTTCATTAGCATTCTCTAAATATTCAACAGCTGAATAAGAAAGAGATTCTGTTATTAAATTAGGTCTTGGAAGACCTCCTCCTATTCCAGGAACAAATCTAAGTGGAGTTGCTCGATTAACTGTAGTTACAGTATCTGTAAAAGTATCAAATAAAGGGTGAGGCATAGTATCATATAACGCTCCATAATTCGCTTTATTATACGTATGATCGCGATCTTGTCCAAACACTAAGCGAAAAGAAAAATAAGTTGGCTCATCAAATCTTTTTGATAAAGTATTAAGATTAGCTATTTTTGGAGAAGCACTTCTAAAGGTTTTATAAATATTATCTGCCATATTTTATTTATTTTCAGTTGTTGTTTTAATAGGGTCAATCGGGATCGGCGCTGGCCACTCTCTTCTAGTCAATATAAATTCTTGTGTAAAGTTACTTAAAATTTTATATTCTTCTGCTGATTCCCATTTTAACGTAAATCCTTTAACTAAATACCAACCACTATAAAATAGATCTAAAGCATCTCCAAAATTAGTATCTGGATTGATTTTATAGTTTTCAACCGCGTCTGTTCGAATTAATGCAACAGGAATTTTATCTCCACGAATTATGTTAAAGTTGTTTCCTATAACTTCAATATGAACATTTAATTTATCAAGTTCTTTATTATTCACAAGATTTTTAACTTTAGCGACCTGATAATTTCGATGATGATTTCCATCCCACTGTGTGTTATTGTCGTCGGGATTACTTATAGTGTATTGAACACCTAACCAAGGATATTTTTCATAAAGATTAACATAGGGATAGTTTGCTCGTTTTAATTCGGGATTTTTATTTTTTCCTTTTTTATCTTTATCAACAACGTATGATGCTCTTCCTCTTAATAGAATAGTTTTGTTTGTTTTATTTTCATCATACGTGGGCTCAATGGGAACCGCCCAATATTTTTGAGATTTAGGATTTTCATATAAATTTTTATTATGTTCAAACATTTCGCATGTCATTTTTGTTCCTACTTGAAATGTTATAGCTGATGATCGATTCATAGGTCTCCAAGTTGTAATGAAGAACGGCGTTGATTTGAAATTAGGAAAATTTGAAAAAACTTTAGCTGTTGTTAAAGTTTTTTCTTCTTCAGTATCAGCTCCAAAATTCCAGCCTTTATCTAGATTAGTAATCGATGCTGCCATATCAACTTCGGATTCTGCAGACATTAATTGTTTATTTATATTGATAAAATTTAAGTTATAATATAAATCTATCCAGCATTTGTAAAAAGATTTATCATCTCTCCACGCTCGTTCAATAATGTCGTTAATATAAATGTCTCCTGCGATGTTTGCTTTTAACCATATTTGTTTATCATCTGTATTATCTTCATTGGAAGCAAAGCCTAAGCCATGTTTTCTTGCAAAATCCTGTGCTGCTTCATATGATGTTCCTTCAAATGAAAAATCATTCTTTTGGCTTTTAAGTCCCGGAATAAAAAGCTCTCCATAAAAAGACATTAAAACAGGAGACTTAGCTTCGGTAAAATTAGGCATTGTATGAACGCCCGTTATAACATAATCATTGCGAATAATTTTAAGAACATCACTTCTGTTTCTTATTCCAACTGAGATTATATCTCCATCTTTGGGCATTTCTTTTGCTAGAAATGTTTGACTTAAAAATACAACATTAAGAGTAATTTTAGGTAAAAACTCTGTGCAATCAATAGTTATAGATCTTATTTCATCTCTATTAAAAACATATTCATTTATTTTAATCAAAGGAAATTCTAATCCTATAACATCTTCAACTTTTTGTTTTGTATTTGTATCTGCACCAGGAATAGATAATTCATCTAATTTTATTTCACTAGAAAACACAGTTTTAATTCCATAATAAATCGCCTTTGTTTCTGTTGGTTTTGCTGCCGGTTTAGTTGTTGTAGCTGGCGGTGTTATAACATTTAGAGGTTGTTCGGGAGCTTTTATTTCTTCTTTTTTGGGTGGTTCGGGCTCAGGAGTAGGTTCGGGCTCAGGAACAATGGCCTCAGTTTTATCGGGATCATAAATTTCTAACGTTACACCAACATTATATCTAGCGATCATTTCAGATTCCAACATTTGCATCATTTCTTTTGCGAGTATTTCAAACGTTGCAGTAAATGATTTTTCTCCTGTTATACTTATCGTTCCTCCATCTGGAAAACCTGATAAGTTTCCCGTAGCTATTTTGTGAGGACCTGAAATTGCAAATGTGATAGTTCCTTTAACATTTTTGCTGCCTTCTGTTACAGGGTCTTTAATTCGTATGTAATATGTTGGAGCTGCCATTATTTAATTTTTTTACTCTTAATTACTGTTGTTAGAAATTCTGATTGTGTCATTCCATTTTGTAAACAAGTATCTACGCCTGAACCAAAATAAACTCTACCATTACGATAAGTTATTTGAGGCTCTCCCTCTTTTGCTATATTAGGTGGAAGCGCGCCCTCTTTGGCTCCACCGACGATTTGTCTATTTTGAAATGTATTGTCACGTTTTGGAATTTTTATTGGATCAATATATTTATAACTATTTCGAATAGCTTTTGCTCCATCAACATCAGTTCCTGAGGGTTTAGAAATGATCGCTCTCATTGAATCTAAACTTGGAATCAAAATAATGTCTCCTTGTTTAATTGTAAAAGGATTTGATATTCCATTAAATTTAAGAATATATTCTGCATATAATGAATTGTTATAGACTGCTCCAGATATTAGATCAGGCCTCATTTCAAATTCTTTAGGAACTCGATATATGGAATAAGATATATTTTTA